GAAGGGCAGCTTAATGGATTTCAGATTGCCCGGATCGTCCAGGCCGAAAAACATGATCTTTTGCCCCGTGGGCAGGTATGTCAGCTCCATGGGGGAGACCGTGGCCTTCCACTTACTGCCTACCCCCAGCGCCCCCGCCGCCCAAATGTACTGGTTATAGACCGTACGCCGCAGGGTGTTCTCCTTCCGGCGGAGCACCACTGCATGGGTGTCCGGGTGGCGCATCATCTGGAGTTCAATTTCTTCGGAGATAAACGAGCTTTTCGCCCCGCCGCGGCCGCCTTCACACAGCGCCTCGGTGACCTCGCCGGCCCGTATGCGCCGGTGCAGCTCAAAGAAGGCCGGCGGCATGATCTCCGACAACTTATACGTCATCGACAATAGTCACGCCCTCCTGTGCCTCCTCACCGTCCCGCTCGAACATGCCCAGGGGCTTGCCCAGCAGCTCCATGGCCTTCAGGGCCCCCTTGGAGTCAAAGACAAATTCCCCCGACTCCACCCATTCCCTGCGGTCCGGGTCGTACTTCATCACTGGCTTGGCCGTCATACACCGACGGTAGATATCCATCACGTTGAGCCTAATGGTCTCTCGGCTGATCCCCATCTGGCTGCACAACTCACGTGCGCGCCTGTACGCAGAAATCTTAGCCGACCTTAGCAGCTTGCTGGCCTGCACAGATGCAGATGCGTTTTTCTTCCCTGGGCTGTACCCGGCGCGGATGGCGGCCTGGGTGCCGTTGCCGTCCCGGTCATACTCTTCGACAAACAACCGTTCTTTCCGCGTCAGCAGCTTTTCTAACTCCTCCATGCTCATATCCTCGTACACCGCCTCACCGCCCTCCTTTCGCAGATACGGCTTTACAGGTTAATGCTAACCCCAAAAAGCTGTTTTGTCCTGGTCAAAACTAAGAATCCGGTTCGCGCACTACCCGACCATCCCGGCACCGCGCCGAGCGGCTTGCCAAGCGGTATATCGTCTCCACCTTCACCCCCAGGGCTCTGGCGCACTCTCTGGCTGTGCCAAAGGCCGCCACATTTCCGTGTCGGTCATAGACCGTATAGTCCCGAAGCCGTTTGTGACTTGCATCACGGTGGGCAGGCAGTCCTAGTTTGAGCCGGCGCCAGTAGTACACCGTGCCAACTGTCAGGCCAAGCTCGTCAGCGATCTGACAGTCGTTCCATCCAGCCGCGTTGTAGGCCCGCAGTCTCCGAAGCTGGAGCGTGGTCATGTGCGCCGCCTCCTCCCATGGCGTACAGCATTGGACTTCAGCGGCATCACCCAGCGTATGTAAGCCGCGGAAAACCCGGTTTCCCCGTCCTCCCGGATCTCCCGCTCAACCACGCGGGCCTCCGGCGGCACCCGCACCGTGCCCGCTCTGGCCACAGGGATGGGCGTGGAATATTGGGGCTGCCGGATACCCTGAGAGTGGGACCAGGCTCGCGCTCCTCCGTACCCGGCGTTGCGTATCATGTACCTGGCCACGGCGGTATAGTCCCCTGTCGCATCCAGGCGTCGGTATGAAAACTCCTCCGGCGGCCAGTGCTGGGCGATCAGCTCCCAGTCCATGGCATCCGTGACCACGTGGTGGTGCAGGCGCACCGGCTGCCCCGTCTTCGTGGACACGCTGGCAGTCACCAGCCACCACTTGAGCTTTTTCCCCGTGGTCTTCCGGTACGCCCTGGCCAGCCGCCGCATGAAGTTTCGGGCAATACGCTTCGCCTCCTCCCGTGTGGCAGGCAGGCGGCTATCGGAGTATTTCAGGGTCAGGAACAGATCTCCGCCCTTGCAGTTGGCATTGAGCTGCCGGGCCAGGATCAGCACCGCCTCGTCTTCATTGCGCTTGAGCTGCTTGGCGGATGATTTCCCTCTTCTGGCCCCCCGCGGTGTTCCCCCGCGTGTCTCCATGAGCACGTCCCGCACCTCCACGGCGCGGCCCGCTGTGATCCGGTAGCGCATGAGCTTTTTCACCTGGTTCTCCTCCTTTGGCTGGTGCTCGAGATCTTAGCGGTCTAAGGGCCCCGCATAGGAACACGCGCGCGTTCCTCAATTTAATATATAATGTAGGGCATTGGCCCTCTGCGCCGCCCCCGAAGGGCCGGAGGCGGCGCACAATGTCATGCCGCAAAGGGCGGGCTCCAAAGCCCGCCCTTGTTTATCTTCCTTTATTTTCCTTCCTTTTGGGGCCTCGCCGGTACTTGTCCACGATCCTCCGGCGCTCCGCCTCGGTTGTCTGCGCCACCAGTTGCCCATAAGTCAGGCCACGCCGCCGCGCCGCGATGCACAGGGCAATCAGCTCCACGTCTGCCATGGTTGTCTCTCCTCTCTGCGCCCCTCCCAACCAGGGCGAGGGCAATCTGTAACTGCGCGCCCATTCCCAGGCGCCGGAGGTCAATATCCATCCAGCATCGCCTCCACACTGTCAAATAACTGGGTGCTGTACTGGCCTGGGGTCCATCTCTCCAACCGTACCAGCATGGGCACCGACCAGACGGACGCTGCCCGCTGGGTGCTCACCCGCACCCGCAGCCGGAGGGCCGGTGCCTCCCACTCCAGGGATGTGACCCACCCCCGGCGCAGAGCTTCCCGCAGTTCCTCCAGATCCCCGGCGGTGAGCAGACTTGTCCATCCGCTCATGTACTGGGCTTCGGCCGAT